ATCAGTTGTTACAGTTCCAATAACACCATTACCAGACTGCATTAACTGAGAATCAAGCTGACGCCTCATTTCATCTAAGGCAGTAGCAGTTAATCTACGAACTGAATTAATAACTGCTTTCCTAGCATCATCAGTAGCCCACTGACTCAGCTTGGTATATTCAATATTCTCTGATAAGAATACTGAAGTTAATACTGCCTTATCAAAAGTCGGTCCACCACCACGTCCTAAATCTCCACCATCAGCATCAAAATACTGGAAAGATCCACCAGGACGTAATTCAAGTGGAACTCTCATCTGACGATTGGAAATCTGTTCTACATTTGCTTTCTTAATCTTTGAATAGAATTTATCATCCCTTTCAAAGACTGTCTGAACCTTTGGAATAACTCTTTCTAGTTCAGTTCCCTGAACCTGAGCTTCCACGAAAGCATGATAACATCCATCTAATGTTTCATGCCACGGATATTTACGGATAAACATATTTTCCTCAATCCATGTTAAAGAAATCTAATGTTGACATACCCTTTGGAATTTCCTTTTTACTAGTAGTCTGCCTGTTAGAACTTTGGGATGCAGGCTTCCCAATTGCTACATGACCTTTTCTTTTATTACTATCACTCTCATCCCTATTATTTTGCCTTGCATCTTTTAAGGCAGCTTCACGAGATGCTTGGATAAGAGGACGTAATAGTGTTTTTGCCTTTGCATTAAAGGCAGCTTTTATTTTATCTAGACTGGGCTTAGAGAATTTTGTCTTCGCCGCTTCTTTCCATAAATCATCATAAGCCCGACTAAATCTTGTATCTTTTCTTATTTCAGTGTAAAGATTCTTTAAAACATCTTCTTCTGCTTTACCTCTGACATAAGAAGTCATCAATTCTTTAGGATCAATATATGCCCTAATAGTAGATTTAAGAGTATTCTCTATTTTATCAGTAACTTCATTTGTAGCAATGTCTAATCTTTCCTGTAGTAATTCTTGTCTTTCTCTTTCAATTTCATTATCTTCTTCTTTTTCTTCTTTAGCTAATTTCTGGGGTGGAACCCACTCTGTTTTACCAAAGAAAAATTCATGAATCCTAGCGGCAGTAGCTAATAAATCATCATCATTAGCAGTCTTACCAGCCTTAGCAATATGAGTTATAATATCCTTAGTTATATTACTGATAAGATGAAGATGAGCATTAGAATCAACTTCTCTTAGAGTATCAAGATAGCTATCTACAATTTTATTAAAGGCATTAGGATTCTTTTCCTTAACAGTCTTTAAAATATCCTTTGTATTACCTTTAAGTAAACTACCTTCAAAGTCATCCAATATTTGAGCTTTTTCTGATGCTTCTCTAGCTTCAACTACTGAAGGAAATACCTCAGAATATTGCTGTTCTCTATAATATGCTTTCTTTAAAGAAGGAAATTCTTCAAATAATTTTGGGTACTTTTTAAGAATCTGTTTTGGTGAAGCATGAATTAAAGTAGGATCTTCATCTACTTCTTCTTCCTTTTCTTCTTCATCCTCTTTTAACTCAATATCTTCCTCATCTTCCTCACTATCAGATTCTTCTTCCGTCTCATCAACCTTTTTAGTCTTATCTTCCTTATCCTTATTTTCCTTCTCAGGCGTATCATCTTCTTCATTCAATATATCAAGAATATCCTCTTTTCCTAAATCTGGAGATGCTACTCCTTCTTCGGGATAAAAGAAGAAATTATTTAGTAAGTTACTGAATCGTAGAAACATTTTGTTCCCCCTGAATAGGCGTCTTAGTATTTTCTTTAGGCTTTGATGGAGTTCTCATGCTGGCGCCTTGAGCTTGTGATTCCATCATTGGTTGTTGCTGTTGCATTACTTGCTGAGCAATAATATCTAAATGCTGCTTCATATGAAGCAATACATTTTTATATCCATTTGGATTATCTATCTTAGCTTGTCTTCCTGCATCTGAGATTGCCCACGATCTACAAATATCAGCTTCTACCTGATGATTATCTAATATTGGATCAACTTCAACAGATGGAACTTCACTCTGCTGTTGAGTCATTGGATTAAGATCAGGAATAGGCTGATTATCAAGAAGTTCTTTTATTTCCTCATACTGCTTTTGTCTATCAGCTTCTCCTGGAACTCTAAATTCATCTAATCCAATTGCATCAGCTATAAATGGAAGATTCTCTGGAGCTGCTAAAGCTTCTAATATAAATGGATTTCCAGTCTGAAGTAACTGCATTATTACTTCTTTTTTCTGTGCCCATGTAGAAGGTAATTGCTCAGATGCTTCTAATTCAATTGAACCAATTTGACCTTGTAATTCTGCTTTTCTAATAAATACATTAATGAAATTACCTTGCTCATTCTTATTAACCATCTTTTCATCAACTGCCATATCTTTGATGAAAGCTGGAATTGCTTTAGCATGAACTTCTTTCCACCATAAACTTAACATTTTCCATGTAGTCCCAAGCCTTTGTAATGCTTGAGAACGTGACATAGCATATTCAGATGCAGTCTTTCCTTGAGACATTGAACCACCAAATAATGATGGTAATGCTCCTGAAACAAACTGTCCAAATTCTTGAGTTTTTTGAGCAAATGGTAATACTTCACCAGATAATGTAGCAGTTTTTACTTCATAGAAAGAATCACCTAAATTCTTTCCAGCTTTTGGTTTAGCAGGATATATTCCACCGGGAGTTGCTTCAGTTTGACCATAAGCATCGAAATCAACAACTGAAGGATCAGTAAATGTCTGAGGAATACCATGCTCAATAGTTTGAAGTGTAAGTGAAACTAAATCATTAGTAATATCTTGAATAGACACTAATAATAATCCTAAAGGCTCATGGTGCAAATAATCAGATGATGGATTCTTTGTTAAAGTCCAATGATCATCCAAGCACTCATTACAAGCCTCTGCAAATTCTTCATTGACAAAAACTACTTTAGAACCATTAGGAAATCTTTTCTTTAGATCTTTACAATCTTCTTCTGGCAAGACATTAAATGCTTCAGGTCTTAACCAACCATTTCTAATGGTAACTGTGTTTATTGGAAATTCTCCATTATACTGTGGAGATAATCTTGCCCATCTTTCATAATCCTGATTAGTTCCAGCGCCGCCTCTAATTTTTCCACCACCATTTATGTCATCCCTTAAATCAGGATACATTTCAATGGCAGCAGAATAATGTGTTTCATATGAAAAGATTAGATATGGAATGTCTTTCTGACACATCGCATAATTTGGAACCTTTACATATAATCCACCATAAACTTCTAAGCATTGTCTAGTCTTAGGTTTAGTAGTAGTTCCTGTAATTCTAGTTACAATTAATGGAGTCTTTTGTAACTCAGGATCTAATAACATTCCGCACTGTGGGCAAACTGTCTCACCTTTATTTTGAATTAAATTCTGAATATCTACATCATCATGATCAGGATCAAATTCATCCTTTTCCTGATTAGTAAACATTTCATCATCTAATTGTGCACCGCACTGACTGCATTGATAAGCTTGAATTTCCTGATCTTCATATTTATCTTCTGTATAAGTTCCGTAAGATTCATCTTCTTTTGTATAATTATAACAAGCTAAGAGTCCCTCTGTAACGAAAACATATAAAGCATGAAGCCAAAGTAATGGAGCATCATTATGCTTATCAATTAAATCAGAAATTCTATCTCCAGCTTTTGCAGTTGTAATATCTAAAGGATTATCTGCATCATCTGGATAGCATTTAATAGATGGAATCTGAACTGATAATGCTGCTATGATAGACTCAAGTAATGCCCTGAATACATTAATTGGCCTATCATAGTAAGCATTATATTGAGCATTATCATCGGCTGAATATTCTCTATCCCATACTCGCCAATCATGTGCTGTAGTAGACCACCAGGTATTCTGGAAAGTATTCCAATAAAGTTTTAATTTTCTCCAGACTGCTAGCTGCCTTTGTCTGACAGCATATTCTTCCCTGTCAAAATGATCTAATACCTTCTTTAAATTCTTCTGAACTTCTTCAGGTATATTTTCCATTACTTCTTCTTCATAAACTTACTACGATCTTTTGCTGGAGTTTTATGTACCATTTCCTCAGCCACTTCTGGAGATGGACCAGCATTATTCTTTTTATTAGATTTACCACCATGAGCTATCATAGCCATAAATCTATATTGTTTGGCTGATTTAGCTGGCATAACTTTAACTCACTGAAACAGTAGCTAAATGTGAAGCAACAGTATATGTAACAGTTGCAACACCATAAAGATCAATATCAATGATTCTACCAGTAGCATCAGTAATTGATAAAACCTGAGCCGCTAAATTGAAATTAATATTCTTCACTCCTGGAAAAGCTCTAGCTGTAACTACTGACGTTGGACCAGTTGAACCTGTAACTGTAATCTGATCAGGCATTTTTTCTCTCCTAGAATCTCATGTTAGAACGATCTGGAATAATACCACTATTTCTCGGTGTAATCACCTCCCCTGTATCAATATTTTGTAATTGGCCTACTTGATTTGGATTACGAAAACCATTCATTTGAGGCTGTGGTGTTAAAGAATTATCAGTGAATATAGATTGATTCATTGGCTGTGCTTGCTGTGGCATTGCAGTCTGTCTATTAGCCCCATTAAAAATACTATTACTTAATCTATTTGGAGCATTCATTGCCTGCCTTTTTTGCTGCATCTGCTGAAACTGAATAATCAAAGGAAATAATTGAGCAAGTAAATCCTGAGATGGTCCAGCATTTGGAGAAGGCTGAGATTGATTAGGAAGAAATGAAGCAGCTGATTTTCCAATATTACTCATTATGTTATTCATTTTTTATTTACCTCAGCTAGTTCCTTATCAATATCAAAATCTTCAGTAGGATCTATCTTTAATTCTGATAAAGCTTTCTTATGCTCATTCTCAATTTGTGCCTTACGTTTATCTTCTGCTTCCAGCATTTGTTGGTGTATGCGGCGGTTGTATAGCTTTATGGGTTTGAAGTCCTGGCTTGCGGCTGTGGTTTCTTGTGGCGCTTCGCTTCGTGGTTGTGTTAACTGTAAAATTCTTTCTAACAGAATTCTATTATTAGCTCTTTCAGATTCAAGTAGCTGAATAAGAATATCACAGTTAGAACAAGACTTCTCAAACTTAACGTGCATTATGATACCTATTAATTCCTTTAGTTCTAGTTCCAGATTCTAATTTCTTGGAGTTACGATAATACATTGTAAAATCTTTAGTTCTAGCTAGATCTTCAATAATTTTCTGCTGCTTTTGAATTTTATTAAATTCTTCTTCAGCTTCAGTAAAATATCTGTCAGCATCATCAAGAAGATAGCGTAATGTATCATATGGATCATCTCCATTGAATTCCATTACATCTTCAATCTTAGTTTTGTCATAAACACAAGCTTTAATTGTTTGAATAAGCAACTTTAAATCATCAAAGATTAGAAGCTTAGGAATATTAGTTTCTTCTTGAGAAGGCTTAAAGGATTCGAGGTATGAATTATATTCCTTCATACTTCGATTCCTTAATAAGAACTGAGCATGCATTTCATCAAATTCTTGAATACTCTTAACTAAGATTGGCTTCTGCTTCCATCTTAAATATTCATGAAGTAATGCTTTACCAGCAATTCTAGAACCAGGAGAATTAGTAGTTACATCTACTTCTCTACCGATTGCATTAGATACTTGCTGTTGAATTGTATGCTCTTGTCCTCTATCTTGACTAGCTGATCTGCATAGTTTAATAATTCTTGGATTCTCTAGATCATTCCAATACTTAATCTCAGGTGCCCATTCTTCAATCTTAGTTCTTTTCCAGAATAATTCTCTATAAAGATAAACTCTTTTATCAGGAGAAATTGCTCCCCATAAAGAATATGTAAGAGCAGCATAGCCCCAATCTATAATATTAATCTTAGGCCACCATGCTGGAATTTCAAATCCTTCAATTACATGTAATGCATTTTCAGGTTCATCTGGATATCTCCTGTCTCTGAATTCCTCGAAAACTTGTCCTTCATATGAGTTCCAATCTCCATGAAGTTTTGCATCTCTTTCTGCTCTATCAGGTATGGCTTCAAGTGATTTGATATAATTTGGGTCGGCGTGGGGGTTATCATAAATAGTAGCAGGAATGTAAATTCTTTTAATTCCTGATGGTCCTTTGATTAATTTAGATCCTTCTGGACAAGGATCAATAAATCGTTTCCTAACCCAATTATGGCCGATGTTTCCTGGATTCGATGCACTTCTACAAATTGCAGGTAAGACTGAATCTTTTGTAGTTCTGACTCTCTGCAATGTAAGATATAAGTATTGCCATTCGGTGAATGAGGTAAGTTCATCAAAGGCACAATAGTTGATTTGCATTGAATCATATTTGTGAACATCATCTTCATCTTCACAATGCCCAAAGAAGAATAATGCTCCTGATTCAAATTCCCAAACATGGTCATTCTTAGAATATTTAGCACCTAATGGATTAAAGAATTTCTTACTTCTAGGAATAATTTCATTCTTTAATTCAGGAAATGTTCTTCTGAGAAATAATCCTTTGAAGTTTGGATTCTCATGTAGTCTATGAATGATTGGATAAACAATTAGAACGTCAGATTTTCCAGCAGAAACTGCTCCTGCATAAAAAGCTTCTAAGACTGAATATGGTAATTGAAGAAATTCAGTCTGTTTCTGAGTTGGCTTCCAAAGATTGTCTGTCATTTACTTAATTTAACATTACCTGACTTACCAGGAACACTAACTAAAGTCTGAACTAAAGCTGCTGGAGAAGAACCCCAATAATTTACTGCTGTGACACTAACAGAATATGTACCAGCAACGGGAATAGTAAAATCAATACTCCTACAAGTAGTAGTGGTACAAGAATTCGGGTCCACATTAGTTGGCGCTCCACCATTAAATACTACAACGTAATTAGTTACAGCATCAGCAGAAGGATTGGGAGTCCATTCAACGTGAACTATTAATGGAAAAGATTGAGCAAAAATTACCTGAGTGCAGGCAATGTTAAGCAATATTGCAAATATTATGATTAATAGCTTCTTCATTTTTAATCCTTTCAATTTACTGCTTATTTTTTATTGCATTTACAGAGGAAATAACAGCATCAATACCATTACTAACTGCTGAAATAACTTCAGGTCCAATTACTTCTTTTTTAGCAACAGAATTAGTAACTGTAACTGCATCATTAGCAATAGAAATTACAGCAGCTTTCTTATCAGCACCAGATTTCATTGTTGCTTCAGCAGTCTCAATTCCATGAACGACTACTGGAATAATTGCTGGTGCAACTCCAGGAATTAGTGATAGAATAGATGGTCCAATAACTTTTAGAATCTCAAGCCATTTCATAATATTCTCCTAAGTGTAAATCATTCTAACGCCAGCAATTGTACTGCTAGCAGTAAGTCCAAATGTAGTAGTTGCAGAATATAATGCAAGAGTAGTTGGGTCAGTTCTATGAATTCCAATTCCAGTATCACCAGTAACACCTTTAAGTGTAATGGTAGCTACATTTCCAGCAGGTGGAATAATTGTAACTGCTGTTGGTGCTGTAGAACCAGCAGTAGGAATTGTAAATGCATTAAAACCAGGAGCTAAATCTGTTACAACTTGCTCAGCATTTGAATTTAAATTATCAGCTGCGGCGAATACTTGTGACCATGAAATACCACCAGTATATGATAATGTAGTATTTCTTTTTCCTGTGACAGTCATTTGTCATCCTTCCTCTGGTCTTGTGGTTCAGTTGGAATTAACTTACCACCAACGAAAGCCATAAGAACATTCCCTAGATGTGCCATTACATTACCAATAAACCAAGGGGAATATGCATCTTTTAAATCATGCAGATTCTTAACATCAGCACTTATTAACAGTAACATCATTCCTAGCGACGCGGCTGCTAATGTCCAACCTGCTGTTTTATTAGTCATTAGGCTGATGGGGGTCGAACTGCCGGACCCCAAATAATATACCAGATTGCGATTAAAGCTAGACATATAGTAATAAGTTGCAAGATAGCTCCATCAACACCAATACCAAGAATTGATAAAAGTAAAGGAACGATTAACTTTAAGCAAATTGCTACGATACAAACGATGATTACTCTCCAAAGCATTTGTGGCATAATCACAACCCATTAAAGAAAGCATGAGCGTTGTTAAAAGTTATGTCATCAAATAAATCTGACATAACACCATTCTCGCTATGGAATACATTGAATGGGCTAACTCCATATCCGGAGAATCCCATCTCAAATGCAATTCTAATATTATCAATAGCCTTTGGATCAATGGTTCCAAATTTCATTGGTTCACCAGTTCCAATAGGCTTATTTAATGTGACTCTCGTCTTTCCTTGATTATCAATGTAATCTGCCGTGTTAACTTCCATAACACTTCCAGGATAATCACGTCTGGAATGATAATCAATGAAATCCCAATGAGGAGGGTCAGGAGGGATGCGCGAACCAAATGAACCAGAACTGGATACAATATTAGGGTGTTTATTGAATTTACTACGATCCACTGAATTAGAGTGCTGTCCTTGTTCATTGACTAACTCCAAGAATATATTATTATACTTGGATAGTTCATCACATACTCTATTGTAGTGGTCAATTTGCTGTTGCTCATTAGGCATTACTTCTTGCGTATCAGCAAAGACGTTAAAATACCAATAAATGCCATAGTCATTGAGAAGCTTAGAAAAATCTTTGATACTCCAATAAAAATTGTCTCCATAATCTTGTGGATGCCACTTAGCAAATGAATTAACCATTCCAATAGTTCTGACAAAGCGACTACCTAAGTCCATTCTTTGAAGAAGAATTGGTTCTATATCAACTGAATCCAAGAACTTTTTATAAAGTAAGAAGTCTGTATTACCTCTGATATGACCTACATTGAAGAACATTCCATTAACTTGAATTTCAGGTAATGGATTTCTTTCCAATACAATTACAACATCATTATCAAGATTGGCAACATGAGGAGCAGCAGTTACATATGCTGAATTTACATTACGATAATTAGCATATAAAGTATATCCACCTGATGCTTTAGGTGCATATGGAAAAGCCGTATTACCAGCTAAGTCAGTAAATGCATCATATTGACATTCATCTTCAGTCTGAGCATTAAGACCTAGACGAATATTTAAATATGTAATACCTCTACCGAATTCATCCCTAACTTGAACTTGACTCATCCTTTTTCCTTAAATAATTTCTTCTTCCAGCAAAAGCTAATTCTTCCAAAAAAGATTGCCACATTGTATCTACTTTTGTTTCCATCTTACTCATTTTGTAAATGACCAATGCTAATAGACTCACTACAGGAATTAAATTTCCTAGATTAACTGTCCAATCAAATTTCATCTTAATTTATTTACATCTAATACCGAATAACGAACTATAGCTTTAAGTTTATTAGCTGCATCCCCACCAGTAAAAGCACCACCTGAATTAAAAATATAAAAGTTTAAAGGTTGATTAGCAATATCTGGTATAAAATACCCTGATGGATTGACAACAAATGTATTAGCATCTATCTTAATAATATTCTGATATACTGGTAAATATAATACATTACCTTCAGGAGCTGTATTAAAGAATCCAGTTAATGGATTAAATCCAGCTATATTTCCAGGCTGCGCTAATGAAATAAATCCTGAATTATCATCTGGCCCTACGAAAGATATAATCTGTACTCCTGCTGACAAATTAGTATAGGAGGTTGTAACAAAGCATACTAAAATTAATTCTAGGGGAAAAATTATTTTATTAGCTCCTGGTGCTGGAACTATCTCTCCTAATATACTAGCATCATTATTTGCTAATGCTTTAATTTCATCGTTAGTAAATGTAACGATTGCAGTTCTATATAAATAAACTTCCTCAGTTTTTGTTGGGTCAGCATCAACAAATAAATTAGTTCCCGGAATAATTCTATTCATGTTCCCCAAGCTAAGCCAGTATAAGTAAGTGCGCCGCCTGCATTATTAATTGTTATTACGTTTGTTGCTAATCAAATGGAAGTTGGTGTAGTTCCATTCGATTGCTGTATAATGCACCTAATACTGTAGTCAAATCACTAACAGTTAATGTATCTCCAGTAGCAGCAGTAGTTCCCTTAACATATACCAATCTTACAGGAGTCCCAGGTATATTAGGCGCAAGTTCTTGAATTACTTTAGAAGTTACTTCAGCCATTATGGTAGAATTGGCAATTCTTCCCAGAGAATTGAACTAGCTGCGCTAACTGATATTGGAGTTGTAGTTCCTAGAAGTGCAATTACTCCACCGGGAGGAATTATAATTGCACCATCAATATTATCAATACCACCAGGAGAAGCAGTTGCTTGACCTGCTGCTGTTAATGCGTTTGAAAAGTTATTTGAAAATGAAAGAAGTCCAGATGCTTCTTGAATTGTTAAGTTACCACTTAATCCAGTAAGAGCTGTATTAGCAAATGCTTTTGCAATAGAACCTGATGCTACTAAATTTGCTCTATTAAGTGGAATGATACCAGTTGAAATTGCAGATTGTCCAACAGCAGTAGCCCATACTAATCCACCTGGACCAGTAAATGTTGTAACTGCATTAGCAATAAGTTGAACACGAACTTGAAGAACAACTAAATTTTTACCACTATTAAGTGGATTCCATAATCCGACAATAGGAGTGCAAGTTGCACCTAATGTTCCTGTAGTAAATGTAGCATTTGAAATTGAAGTAGTGGTCATTCCAGCAGAGAATAATGCAGCTCTAAATGCTGCATCCATAAATCTAGCATGAGCGTCTGCTACTCTTTGACCACCTGATAAATTAGCTGTAAATGGTGAGGGACTTCCAGTTCCACCCCATAAAGGACCGCGAACTTGTAAATCACCCATTAAACTTCTCCTGCAAATGAAACATTACTATCAGATGGACTTGGGTCTATCATATCATTCCAAGGGTCATCAAAAGTTTCCTGCCAAATTTTATCTATATTGGAATCTACTGATGATACTCTTAATCTACCTTCTGCTGTTAATGATAAAGGTTGAACTGAATCAATACTATAACTGCTAGGAGTATCATTAACTAACGCCTGAACTAATGGTCCAGTTGCAGTTGTTCCTGTAGTTCCTTGTGCTAATAATAATGCGTTATATAATGTATCTTGTTTAGCACTAGTAGCTAGTCCAGTTTCAACCGCAGGAATCATATTGCTTACTGCAACAGTTCCACTGACAGTTGAATTAAATGTTGTATTGCTTATTGCTACTGTGCCTGTTACATTTACTGTATTACTTACTGTAACTGGTAATGTTGTATTACTTATTGCTACCGTTCCACTAACAGGTAATGTTGTATTAGTAACTACTGCCGATACTGTTCCTGTAATTCCTACAGTTCCAGTAATAGGTGGCATCGAAGTTACTGATACCGAACCTATTGATATCGTACCTGCTGTTAAAGCTCCATCCCATAACTTAGGAGATAATGTAGCTACATCCCAAATATAAACTTGAACAGCTTCAACTCTACCATTAGGATAGAGTATCTCTAAAGGAACAGACATTAGATTTTAACAGGAACACTTAAAATCTGTGACTTGAATTTATAGAGAGCGGCTCTAACATTATTAGTTAAATCACCACGAGTTCCAATATGGAACATATCCTTAACACAACATTCAGTAGCAATGAGATTGATAAGATCAGCTTCTAAACTTCCACCTGCTGGAAATTTAACTACTTCTCCATTCTCATATACTATCTGAAGTTTTAACATTTTTTATCTTTTATTTTCTTACCAACAACCCTTTGACAAATATCACAGACTTGATGGTAATGTAAGCGACAATTACATCTAATCTTTTTCTTCATTTACATCTTCTTAATTGAAACAACACAAGTTGTTACTGCTGTGCATCTAACAAACTGTGACGCCGCTTCCATTCCAGTTGTAGAATTTGAGTTATTTACAAATGCAGTAGTAACTGTAGTGTTACTAAATTGAAGTAAGTCACTTGAAATCAAATATACCCTAGAAGCTGGCAATGCATAAATGGTATTCTGAGTAAGAGCATATGGAGGTCCAGGATCTAATTGATTAGTAACAGTCATATTTATTCCTTCTCTGCATTCAATTCAATTATCTTGTAATGCTCTTCTCTTTTCTGTTCTGGAACCATGAAGATAAATTGAGGTCCATTCCCTTTGTTTTGATTTTCATCAGATGGTTCAATATGCTTCAGAATTCCAGACATACCATGAGCCAAGTTTGTTAATTCACCTAACTTAGCCTTAGTTATTTTATCAGGAGTGATTGCTTCGAGGGTTTGAAGGAGCTTATTCTTTACTTGATTACCTATGATTATCTTTACTTCATCATTTGATTTCTGTAAAGCTTCGTCCTTTTCATTATAGCTTGAGGTTGAGGTAGCGCCGTTCTTATAAGCAGAAACCGATGAAAGGGAAACATTATGCTTTTCAGCCACTTCCCTATTCGATAATCCTGTTATTGAATCTTGCGCTACCTCAATTCTTTCATCATCTGACTTATTCTTATTTCCTAATCCTCTTCCCTTTGAAGGCATCTCAATAAATTCTGCCTTCCTTAGGACAGCATTATTCCTTTCATCATTTCTTAAGAAGTTAGATGGATCAGAAATAAGAGAATCTGCTTGATTCCTATTGCAAATAATCATACTATCCCCATTGGCTTGCCATTGCTTCGGCAATACCAACAAATGTTCTGCTTCTATTCTTACTCTTATTATTCTTCATCCAGTGAGTCTTATATGCTATCTTATGATTATTGTGAAGATTAATTATATTAGTAGGTTCTAGCGGCTTTAAACCTTTAATCCAAAGACAAGTTGATTTCTGTGTACAATGTCCAAATTGGTATGGTTGAATAATCTGAGTTGGCTTTCCAATTACAGAACTCAATATTCCTATTGGATTCTCAATTACTATCTTTGGAATCTTGCTATTATATAAAATTTTAGCAAACTCAATAGCTTGATCTCTTAGTTTTGTTCTTTCAGTATTATCCTTTAACCATCTATTTCCACTAACACATAAATAGGTGCATGGTGGATGGGCAATCATTAAGTCGAAATCTTCATTTATGATGTCTAATACATTTCCCTTATAATGATTTCCAGGAATCTCAGTATCAATTAAGTCACATGAAATTGCATCATGACCTTTTTCTTCAAAGGCTCTACGCACAATTCCACTAAATTCACAAGCTATTAGAACTTTCATTTATTTAAATGGAATTGGAAAAGTGCTGTTCGTTTATAAGACACCCTTTCCTATCCTTACTATATACTATACCTTGACAAAGTGGAACTTCCGAACACTATGATTTGTATTATTTTATTCTATTTAACCTTAATATAGTATCTTAATATGGGACCCTAATTTAGTTAAGCATATAGGTTGATTGATATTCGCCACGGATTTCATTTGAATGGTACCTCTCAGGATGTGTTATACCCCCATCCTTAAAAGTAGTGCCAAATGATTTATCATCTATCATCTATGATTTATTTCCAGGATTTAAACTATGATAGATGATAGGCCGCTAGATTGATTGGGTCATTTGATCGAAAAGCGAAAGG